TAAAATTGACTATCAAGTATGCTAAGCTCTTGGCGTTGAAGAATGAAGAACGCAAGAACAGCATTACTTGGAAAGATGGTTTTAACGCTGTTGTCAATTTTGTAGGAATGGCAGCAGTGCTTAATTTCGAACAGACAAATATCATCACTTCGAAAGTCTGGGGTATGGTGAGTTCACGGTTTAAATAAGGGTTATTATACCCTTTCTTTTTTCTCAAAATAAATTTAAAGGAGTCATATAATGACAAAAATTACAAAAGAAAATATGCAAAATGCGCATGATGAATTGTTACAAACCTTTGTTGATAAAAATGCTGACTATGGAAACTCTTTCGAATCTTCTCTTGAAGAATATGGGCTAATCGCAGCTCTTATTCGTATGGCAGACAAAATGGGACGTCTTCGCACGCTTATTAAGTCTGAATCTAAAGTGAAAAACGAAAGTATTTCGGATACGCTGCGCGACTTGTCAAATTATGCTCTTATGGCTTCTGTATGGTTTGATAATAAACCAACTACTCAAGAAGTATCAGATGTTATTAATATAATTAAAGAACTCAATTTTGAACCTATGAAAGATTTTACAGATGAAGCAAAACCCTCTAAAGAGATTACAAAAAAAGGGTATTATTCTGGTATCCGTGTATTCAAACCAGGAGAAAAAGAACGATTCTACGATCCAGAATCTAAAGAAACTTCCTGTGAAATCGAAATCGAAAATGCAGAACAACTTCGCCTATATTTGAATATTCATAAAGAAAAAGGCGCTGTAAGCGTTGCTACAGGTATTGGACGTGATCTATTTTATCGTATCGACTTTACAGAGTTCTATCGGCATGTTAAGGAACTTCGTGGAGTATCTTTCGACGAATCGGACAAATTTGAAATCTATTTCAACGTTCGTAATGATAATTTGAATAAAAAGATTTATATTCGGACAAACGATTCATATACCATTTATCAATTCTACGACACAAAAGACTTTGAGGTCATTATCAATCAATTTATTGTATACAAGCAATATCTTCTTGATAAATCTCAGCATCCACAAAACATCAAATCATTGATACGAGTTGATGCCGACAGACGACGTTCTAATGTTCTAAAACCTAGAACTAGAATTGACGATGCATTTGTCGAACTAATGTTACGGTATAATGATGATATCAATTATTCTAGAAAACGGGATAACGACATTTACAAATATTTAAATGTTCAATTCATCTACGATATGTTCGAAGGAACGACCGATCCTAATTACGGAAAATACTATACTGTATTATCAGATCAAGATGAATTATCTATGATATCAACTGTCGAGGCAACGTTGGAACGTTTCCTATCTAAAACATTCCTTGATTCATTCCAACGTAAACTTGACTCGGGCTGTAACGTGAAACTCGTACAGATTTCGCAGTAATTACATATGTTATAATGAAAACAAAAGAAGGAGGCATTTAGATATGCAACAAAACAAATTACTTACACTTAAATTGGAAGACCGTAATCGGGTTAAGGATAATCTTGACTTAATCATGGATCATGTGCACGATTTAATTGCAGAAAAGTATCTTAATCGATGCAACGAAATCGAAATCACAAATACTGATATTGTGGATTTCGGAATCGAAGGAATTGATTTAGCTGCATTATGCAACAATATCGATCTTGTATATGGTAAAATGGTTGAAGCTGGTTACAACGTAACTCTATACAGTGACCATGAAAGTGAATACATTCAAGTGAGCGTTTAAATACGCTCTTTCTTTTTTTTTATAATTCTTAAAATCACACAAAATAATGAGGTAAACAATAATGAAAACACTTAAACTTATGACTCTTGGTATTGCTCTGTTTGGTTCTGCTGTAGTTGCTGAATCCGTATTCGCGGATGTGATAAAGGAAGAGGGGTCTACAGAACTCATTGCTACAGATCCTCAAGTCACAGTAACTAAAAAAGAAGAAGATTCCATCTGGTCTGATGTTGAAGTTAACATTAAAACAGATATTCCTGACGAAGTTCAAATTAACTCTGGGGATACAATGAAATTCAATATCCCTGAAGAGTTAAACCTTGAAACCAGCTACAACTTCCCAGTGTACAATGAAACTGGCGAAACAGAAGTTGGTACAGCTGATGTTAAAGCAAATGAGCGTACTGTTACGACAACGTTCAACAATTACTTCCAGGATCATCCACTGGATAAATCCATTTCCCTTAATTTCCACACACAAATCAACCGTGAAGTTGTTCAAGAAAACACTAAGAAGAACATCTCATTCAACGGCACAATCGTGGAACTTAACGCAGGTTCTAAGGGGACAATTAATCCTAATGAGGAATTGTATAAATATGGTTATCAAGACCGTTCCGACCAAAACCTTATCCACTGGGTTGCGCGTTTGAATTACAAACGCCAAACAATGGAGGATGTAAACATCGCAGACACATGGTCTGATGATCAAGACTATGTTGAAGGCAGTCTTATCTATCAATATGTTAAGGATGTTGATCCTTGGGTATACGACAGTCCTGCTACTCAAGCTACGGCTAACACCAAATTTAACAAAAACGGTTTCGCAACACATATTGACCGTATTGAAAACAAAATTCTTATGGTTGAATATATGACTCGTCTTCGTACGCCGGTGTTGTACAATCCGACAAACCTCTTCACTGCCTCATGGAATGGCGGCTTTGCATCACACGAAGCAGAAACTAAGCTTTATGATGGCAATGGTAAAGCTAAAGGTAAGTCACGTCCGAAATGGGATAAACCAAATGATGCGCCTAAATACGAACTTCCAGAATTCGAAGGTAGAGTAATACCTTTGGATCCTCCTGTTCACGTAAAACCAGAATGGAATGGTGGAACAATCCCTAACGAAGCTCCGGTACATACTAAGCCGGAATGGAACGGAGGAACTGTACCATTTGATGCTCCTAAGTATGATAAACCTGAATGGCAAGGTGGCGTTATTCCTAACGACGCGCCAGTTCACCACAAACCGACTATCGATCTTAAGGATATTCCACAAATGCCGCCAGCGCCTGTATTGGAATTACCGGAGCTGAAAATCCCAGATGTTCCTGCGCCTAAAGAAGAAAAGCCTAAGACAGAAGTACCAACATCAGAAGATCCTGGTAAAGAAACTAAGGTATATTCTGAAATTACTAAAGGACAACAACTTCCCGCCACAGGCGATGCCGAAGAAACATATCTGCTATTTGGAGGGATTGTTATTGCAGTTCTTGCTATTGGTATGTATGGTATGAAACGTAAAGGAGAATAATATGTTATTAAACCAGAAAATAGTACGGACACTAATGAAGTATTTGAGTGTCATGGCGAGTATGACGTATACCAATATAACCATAGTTATGGCGATGTATACAAAGCAATGATTAGAATTTCTGGACATGATCGAAAAGCTGTTTGGGAACAACTCGATGTAAACAAGCAAGCCTATAATGAATTATCGATGACTAGAGGTCTTATAGGTATTAAGGAATTAGAATCTGGAACCATCCTCGGCTTCATCTCTCATATTGACACTACTGTAACTTCCAAATACGAATGCGAACGTCCTCATTTCTTTATGATGGAGTTAACATACGTTAAGAATCCTTTGGATATTTCATTCCGTGAATTTGTGAAAGATTACTTCCAATACGGAGGTCAATAATGAAAGACCTTAAAATATCTAGTAAATACGACAATAATATTTTTACCTTGGAGAATGGCGAAAAGCTATTCTCCGCAGAGGTTACATTATACTCGTCTGATAGGGAATTTTTAGAAGAACTTCATGAATACTATTGGAAGAAGATGGATCTTTTTGAACCTATCAATAATATCGATGGTTCTACAGCCTTAGTTAATCTTCTGGGATTTGTCGAACATATGGACGTGGACGTCAAACGTAACGTACTAGCGTTCAACTTCCCGGAATGTGAATACAAATTTGATTTTACTATTATCTATGTAAAAGAACCTAGCAATTATACCACACGAGGTTTAATGTTGGGATATTACAATTATTTAGTTCAAAAGAATGGAGAAAACAAATGAAACGTGGCCTTAAAAATAAAGCAAAAATGATTCGACATACACTGGCATGTATTGATCGTCTTGAGTATTATTTAGAGCTAGCTAAAGGTACTCCATACGGCGATGCAAACTTCATTAAAGAAGAGGTTGCCATTTATAAGAAATATCTTAATCCAAAACGAAAGACAAATTCATACCGAACTCAGGATCTTATTTTCATCAACCGAGTTATGAATGAACTTCGGATTCATATCAAAATGTATTTGCATGATCATCATGGATTAAAGAAGGGGAACAAGTAATATGTCAGTTTGGGAATTAACAGGAATCTCGTTTGTAATTGCAGCTGTATTAGTCTACGTATTTTTCAAGACTATGTGGAGTCATTTGGATAATCAAGGAGATCAATCATGACTAAGACAAACATCAAGAAGTTATATTTGGGCGTTTATACAAAAGATGGCGAGCATATTCCTGTTCGCCTAATTTCTTTGATTGCAACTCCTGATAACAAATGGCGTGGTGGAATTCGTAAAAATCTACTTAGTGAAAAATGTCATTTAGAAAACATTGCGTTTTACACGTTAAATGGTAAAGCAGTACGTGGAAAAGCTATTCGTAAGACTAATGATTCTATTGGCATTATCATTAGCAATTATGAAATTAGCGAAAATGGATATGATACCGCAGCTTTTCATGAATATGACCTAAAAGAAGTTGATAATATTCTTTTAAATACGACTTTGGATCATTATTCGAATGAAGAAACTGCTAAAGCCGAGTTACTTCGAAGCGAACATATGATTGAATCTCAACTACCATATGAGCGTAGTGTTGAAGGCATCGCTCATTATGGATATTTTATGGAAGCCAAGATAATTGGTCCTAGCGAAAAATATCCTGGATGTACAGTGCTACAACGCAAGTACGCATTGATTGATGAAGAATTTGCTAAGTCTTACATATTTGCGTATTGTAAAGCGTCACTGATTGAGAATGATTTATTGGAGGATTGACGATGAAAAATAAAAAGAATGGATATATGGAGTGGTTACTATCCGCAGATAATGTTAAGTCGATAATCCATTACGACCATGAACATTGTGTTCTAACTGCTGATTCAATAGACATCGCATCTCTATATCCGAAATCAATGATTCCTAGAAAACTTGGTCATGAGTGAGATGATTAATAATGGAAGAAAACTATTTCGAAAACATATTCGTACCCGAGACCGAAGAAGATAAAATGACTTTGGAAGGTCTTAAAATTCTTTCCGATGTTCTCGGAATTAGAAGAAAGGTTGAAGATGACTAAAGGTTATATTATGTCGTCTATCGAATTCAAAGAGACAGTTGAAACAATGGTTAGGGATATGCCTCTAGCCGATATGTTGTATATCAACCAATCTTTGATCGAGGCGGCAATCACTAAATGGAAGGAGAAGGATCCTGAGACAGAAATGTCACCAGCGCAAGAGGATTACAAAGCATATTACGTATTCCTCGCAAGTGTACCTGATGGTATTACTGTGATAGATCCTAATCTTTTCGTATTCAAAATTGCTCGTAAAATTGTAGATGCTCTATGTCTATCAATCATAGACTCACGATATTACGAGAACGCATTCCATGATCCGGACGTATCGTATGAAGATACAAAATTCATGTCGGACGTATTCAAGCATGTCTTAGATAGAACTGAGGAATCTATGAAAGAAGATGCCGAGTCTGTCACTTTTGAATTCAACAGAAATCCGGATGAAATGCGAAAAGAAATGTTAGAAAGTTTGGACAGAAAGAAACATGAAAGATAAAAAAGTTATTTTATCTAGCAATGACTTCAAGAACCAAATTATAGCAAACATTCGATCAATGGATCTACAAAACGTATTCATGATCGAAGATTTCTATATTGATAGACTTATCACAAGTTGGTGTGAGCATCAAGCCCAGGAAGACTACAAGTCATATGTGAACATGATGATGACTATCCCCGATAATCTAGAATTCATAGATTTGGAAGGGCTGTTATTCAAATTGTCTAGACGACTAGTAGACGAGCTCGTACTTACACTTACTGAGTCATTTTATTACGAAGATATTGGTATGAACATATCCGAGGATTCTTTCCATCCTTATGAGGAAGATCGTCAGACGGCCTATGTCAAACGTGATAAAGAGTCTATCAAGTACTTCTTGAGTGTCATTGACGTGATGTTCGACAGAATATATGTTGGAACGTCTACAACTAAAGAACTTCTGCAACAAGCTTTGCAGGACAATACATATTTGAGGTAAGTTTGGTATGGAACAGAAACAAAACATCTCGTTGTCTATTTATTACAAAGGGACAACCACAACATTTGGCGGTAAATATGAGGACACCTTCCCAACATCTGATGGACGAATTAGTTCTGTTGTTGTGGATATACCTATTTCGATCGTACACATGTTGGATTTAAATTGTGAGTATGTGCTGGTTATTAACAATAAGCAATATGCTATTCAAGACAAGTCTGTCGGTATCCCGAGTACTGATGGATTTGTCAATACTATTTTACTGGTGAATGAATACGGCTCTATTCGCCGTTTAGGGAGGAAATATTAATGAGAAAACATATTCGTATTCCAATGTCACTCAAAGACATGGACACTCTTCGTGATAATTTTTACGCTTGCAGCTCTGAAGTACAAATGGAACTCCCTGACAATCTCACCATTCATTTCGAACGCTCTGATATGGAGGAATTCGAAACATTTTGAACTGAAGAGGAGATTAAGGAAGTTGAATACATCGACCGTTAAAATTATTTTAACAGCTGCCGTGCTGGTTTTATCCGTACCATTCTCAATTATCTGCGGGATTGCATTAGGGATATTTCCAGCCGTTATTTATGGACCATCTTTGGTGATTGGTATCACTGGAGCAGTATGGATCGTCTTTACAATTACGTTACTTTCCAAAATTTGGAAAAAGTAGACGCAGAAATTACATAGCAGATAATGAAACGATATTAAAACAAAGGAGGACACAAAGATGTCAAAAGAAACAATCGTTGAAAATCAAACTGAGGTTATCTCAGATGAGCAAGTGAAAGCAGCAGAAGCTGCAGTTGAGCAAGATGTTACAACTACTATCGTAGCTGAACCGGAAAAGCTTACTATGGCACAACAAATTGCCAAGTGGCGTCCAGTGGCTAAGAAAGTACTAGTTGGAGCAGCCTTGATCGGGACTGGAGCTTTCGTGATCTCACTACTCGCTGGGTCTAAATCTAAGAATGACGAAGACGACGTTATTGACGTTGAGTTCGAATCGGAAGATATCGACTAATACTGGAGGGTTATTACACCCTCTTTTATTTTTGCCGTAGAAAGGAGGCATAGACATATATGGCGGTCATATTAGAAGATTATGACGCAATGTATGTCCCTGATTTTAACCCTGTCACTGGTAGATTCTTTGTGCCATTAGACAACGCCAGTGATATTACGTTGGCGGATCTAGCAACCGAACTTAATGGTTATAATAATCGTGTTTGGTTTGAAGGAAGAACATATATTGCAGACGGTGTCAAGAAGCAAATGGACCCTGTAACATACGAATGGTCTGCAGTATTGAATGTTAGGAGAGTATAATGGTTGACTACAATAAGGTAAAACAAAAATCTACTAAGGTAGAAAAGAATGACGGGACTGCTGTGCGTAAAAAGCAGAAAGCAGTAGCTAAAGGTAGAGTGCGCAAACCTAGTTTGTTATCTCGAGCCGGATTACTATTTTTCGGAGAAGGTGGTTTTAAAGGAGTTGTACAACATCTCGTGCATGAGGTTATTATCCCAAGCGCTCAAAACACGTTCGTCGATATTACTACAACTGCGATCCAGCGTGCTGTGTTAGGAGATGACTATATTTATCATCGACAGCCTACACAATACTGGGGTCGTGGACGAAACAACGTTACACGTATGGACACATATCGCGGAGGAGGACGTATTGATTACGATAGACAATTCAATCGTCGCTCTGAGAAAACATCAGATGTGTTGAAATACGTTGACTTTGAAACTGCGCAGGAAGCTCAGGAAATCTTTAACATAATGTTAAGTAACCTTGAGCATTACAAAGTTGTATCTGTAGCAGATTACTATGAACTATCGGATATTCCATCAAGGTTTACTGATAATTCTTATGGTTGGACAGATCTTCGTGGATCTAAGATTGTCGCTGCGCGTGGTGGAGGATATACAATTCAATTCCCACCTGTTGAGGAAATTTAGTTAGGAGTTTACTAATGAAGAAATTCGTTATTGGTATTAGTTTGGTAGGAATCGGTTATGTTATTGGATGTGTACAATCATATTTCGCATTCGATACTATTTGTAAGGAAGACGGAATTCGAATTGGTATGTTCGGATCTGAATATGTGGAGGACAAAGAATGAGACGCTATATAGCATACTTATATTTGTTCGCATGTGGACCAATCGGTTGGTTACTAATATTCATGGATTGGATTAAAAGATAAACGGAGGAAACTAAAATGAAAAACTTACTTGCTACACTATTTTTACTTTGCATTGGCCCTGTTGGTTGGATCATCCTAGCGTTTGCTTGGTTGAAGAAATGAGGCCTAGATGATTATCAAGATTGATGTTATATTTCGCGATGGTAGTCGTGAATATTTTAACTATGTTCCTAAGGACGAATACGGTAAGGAACTACGATTGACATACACACGCAGCGAAACCACTGTTACTATTATTGAACATTTGGTTGAAATTAACGAAACTGTCGAGCATGTATTTGAACGTGACGATATTCGTAAGGTTGCTATTAAACAAAAGCAGGAGGCTTAATTATGGTTGCAGTACGCAAAATCAACTCTTATTCATTGCATTGGACTCCAGAAACGGAGTACGCATTTCTCATCGATTATCTCATGCGTAAAGAAGAACAAATCTCAATTAAGCAGAACCAAGTTTCAGGAATGACTATTGGTATGATCAATAGCGCAGATGTATTTGACTTCAAATCAATGCACACTCATTTACGTGGCGTACGACAACGAATCAAAGATCTGCAAAACAAACATGGATTTACTCCGTCTACATATTTGCAATACAAGCATATTGTGGACGAATACCGTGATGCGGCTATCAAACGTGCGCAACACGGAAAAGTACTACAGGAGGAAACATATGCGGGTTAGGATTTATCAGAAACACACGCATCAAAATCAACAGCCATTGTTATTCAGTAATGTAACAGGGTTGTCTATTAATGATGGGGTTTTAGAGTTTGAACACGATGCTCATATTAATAAAGAGCGTAAGGTTCGAGCTAACTCATCATTCATCTTATCAAACATCTGCGGATATTCTCTTCTCAAAGAAGAATCCAATGAAGTTATCAACACTAGTTTATAAAAGGAGAACACATAATGAAATTACCATCAATTAATTTTGCAGACCTCGCTAAGAACTCACGTCGCGGTCTAGTTGCTGCTAAGAACTTTGGAATCAAACATGCGCCACTTGCATTGGTTATTGCTGGAGGGGTTGGTCTGGTTGCTACTGCTGTAACATCTTACCAAGCAGCTAAGAAAGTCGATAAGACTTTGGAAAAATTTGAGGAAATGAAGGAGGATGGAATTGTCCCATCAAAAGTTGAAATCGCTACTGAGGTTACCAAAGACATTGCTGTGCCTGTCCTTGTTGGGACTCTTAGTGTCGCTTGTATTGGACTTTCATACGCTATTCAGAACAATCGCCTCAAAGCTGTTACGGCTGCTCTCGCGGTAATCACAGAAGAACATTCACGATATCGCAAACGTGCTAAGGAAATCCTTGACGAAGAAACATTCAAACGTCTCGATACTCCTCATGACACACGCAAAATCACAATTACTGACGAAGATGGAAATGAAATCGAAACTACTGTTGAAGTGCCTAGCGAAGGGCTTTTCTATGGAGCATATTTCAAGAATTCTAACCTCAATGCACCTGGCGAACCAGAATACAATGAACGCACAATTCAAGAAATCTACAATGAAATCCTAATTCCTAAAATGGCTAAATGGGGCGAATTAACATTCCCATATGTATTGGAACAACTTGGATTTGAAGTACCATCTGCAGCGCTACCATTCTTCTGGTCAGACACTGATCAATTCTATATTGAATGGGATACATTCGACATGTGGGATGAAGAAGCTAAAGCTATGGTTCCACAAACATATGTTCGTTGGAAACGACCACGCAACCGTTACGCTCCAAACATCTATGCAGAAGCGGACGAACAAGCATAATTAAATTTTGAAAGGATATTCCAATAATGAATAGAAACTTAAAGATTTTGGGATATACTGTTTTAGTGGCGGGTATCGGTTATGCCGGTTACCGTCTCTACAAATGGTATAAGGAAGAAAAGAAGTTGGAAGAAGATGGTCTTTCGTATGAAGAATTATTGGAAGCACACGAAGCTGCCGAGATTGAAAAACGTCTCGAAGAACGTGATGCTCTGATGGATCTTGAACGCGATATTGAACAGGACCAAGACCCGCTTGAATTTGGCGATGGACATGCCTGGCGTAAAGAAAACGGTATGATTATCCGTAACATTACTCCATATGAAAATGCTGCTGGGATTGAATATGATCCAATGACTGAAGAAGTTATCGACTTACCTGACGGACAAGGCGACACCATTTCCGTAGTTCGTAAATTCGATGAATTCGAAATGAAGGATCGATTTCTAAACTATCGTGACAAACGATCTGCGAAAGAAATTCGGAAGGTCATTGACGATATGATGTATACAATCCGCTCGCTTAAAGCTAATGAAATGGAGTATGAACGTATGATCTACGACAAAGACACGCAAGATAGTTATGATTACTACTGTGCGTTAGTTCTTGACCGTGCAGGAATTCATAATTCAAAACTTATTGATGACTTTGCACCTATCTTTGCTTGGGAATATACTCCTAACAAACAAAACATCGCTCTTCTCAACATCCGTCAACAATTGATTGACAAGCGTGTAGAATACTTTGGGTTTGCATCTAAATATTCTAGCTGGGCAAGTATTGGCGAGTTGCTTATTTGGTTTGCTGAAAACCTACATGTCGAAGGTGGTAAGAAATCTGCTACTGAGTATCTGAAATTCATTTTCGATAAGATGTCGATCGAATTCGAGGACTTCGACGCTATTACTCACGATACCTTTATCTCATATTTGGAAAGTGGACGCACTAACAAGCCAAATTATGATGATACTTTCGGTATGTTTGGATTACCTAAGTCTGACTATGATGATTCTAAATCACTGTGGGACGAATACAACAAACGTATTGAACACGAAGTAGGTTTCGTGGAGCTGGAGGATGAAGATGATGACTCGGAAGATTAATCGTCTAATCATTAAGAAAGACGGTAAAGTATATTCTTTCCGTTGTTCTGCAGGAGGTGGAGCAATCTATTTACGAGACTCTGACTTCGTATATATTGTTTTTGTTGCTGACCTATTAAGCGACGCTAATGAAATAATCATTTCTGGTTATACATCTGGCGGTCGATCTAGTAATTTGCATCTTACTAAGTTGGACGTTACAAAACTGTCTAGATCCGCAATACACTTCTTCGGACATTCAAAACATCATATTCGATCGTTCTTCATTTACAACGATTTGGATAATCCATTAATTAACATTAGGAATTGAATTACTACGCGAGACATCGCATCATATTTTCAGAAAGGACAACCTAATGAAAGAACTATTTGCAAAACTTAAAGAAGGTCTTGCTAATCTTAAAAATTGGCTTGACAAAATCGTCACAGATATCGAGTGGGCTTTAATGCCTACTTGGATCATGTGGACCACGAAAGACAAATACAAATTAAGTCACTACCGACTGATCAACGGTTACGACTTGAAACATATGTATTTGCGAAATGGAACTCCCGTACTTCGGTCGTATAACCAAGGATGGGAAGCATCCGAATCGGAATCAGATAATTGCGTTGTAGAAGGCTTTTCTAGAAACCTTACCGACGTATATTCTGCGCGTGGATACAACTTTGTATTATGCGGTGGTAGTCGTATTACCACTATTAAGGAATACAAGAATGGTGATACACCTACTCATAATTTCTTCCTGGCCAAGAGGAAAGATGAAGACGAGGTTCTTGTCTGTATTCCACGAGAGATCGTGTCAAGTCCTGAGGGCTTAATGAATCGCATGATCTCAAACATGAAAACGAATTCCGAATTCACAATCCAATCCATCAACACATTCTGCTATATCTATCCTATGGAGAAGACTCATGCAGGATATTTGACTTTCGGTCGTCAGGTTTATGACGAATGGGGATCAAATGATGGACTTGTGATCTATCCAAAGGCTGGAGATGACCTTTGGGACAAACTAACCCGCTAGAAGGGGTCTAGGAGGCTATATAATGGCGTTTAACGACTATGTAGTTCCTTATTCGATAGAAAGGGCCGACGTACTTAGAAAGTGTGCAGAGAGCGATCTATCGGTCTTAAATGAAGACTATTATAAGGGCTACAAATTCATGTTTTGGACCAAATTATCCAAGGCTAGACCCAATATCATGGTGGGGATAGCTTATGGGGATAATCTTATCAAGATCAATATGGGTAAGGACAAATATATGCTTTGTCCTTATATTGTGATCTCAGAAACTGACAATGATCATCGGATGTTCATATTTGAAAGTTCAGAATCACTGTTGGCTATGGTTAAGGAATTGTTCAAGGCTGATGATTCAGAAGATTTCATCGATACCATATTCAGAAAGTATGCAACGACATACAAGTTTATTCAATACAAATCTGATGGTAATGAAATCGCATCATGTCAAGGGACAAATCTACCTGTAATTAATTTATCCTTGGTTAGATATTGGAATAATCCAGATGAGCCACATTTGACTCGTTTGGATATTCTAGATTCTAAACCATTGGACTGCACATTTACTCCGGGTGGTCCTGTTGATGTCAAAAACTACTATATTCTTGACGCGACTCGCTACCAAAAGGAGCTGGACCATTCCGAGTACAATACATATAATTGGAAAGGAAAATCTAATGGACGAAATAAAAGATAAGGTAGTCTCTAACATGGACGATGCTGAAATCTTTGAAGCTGCCAGGAAGTTGAAAGAACTCTTGGACTCGGCTATTCTACGTAGTGAAATCGTAGGAGAGTCAGACACACGGAAGTTACTGTGGGATCTACGAGCCAATCTTCTCGTAGTATTACGTTAAACAAAAAAGGAGAAACTAATGAAGTATGATATTACTAGATTACCTGTTATCAAATCAAAACATTTCAATGACGAAGCTGTGCAAGCTGCTAACGCTGGTATGACCGACGAACAATACACCACCGCTCAAGGACAAAAAGTTCTTTGGTATATGTATGTCTTGGATAAATTAAACCGTGGCGACTCTATTTCTGTTGCCGAGCTGCGTAAAGCTGCTAATAAGAAAGTCGAATTGAAGGACTACATGTTCGGATTCGACAAACGTGCTCTTGACTACACAAGTCCTAAAGCATCTGATGATATTTTCTTCCATCCAATGCACCTCAAACAAATTGTACCTAACAACCTACACCTATATGATACTTATAACCTGTATCGTTTGAAACGTAAAAATGCAGCGGTCTATCGTAAATTTGTTAAACGTTTGGAAGAGGGCGTAGATATGATGTTGGATGATATCGGTGCTCAAAACAAAGAAATCCTTCGTGATATGAAATACGAACCTACTATTAAATAAAAGGAGCTGCAAATGAAATTCAAGTCTGGTATGGAGAAGACATCATATTTGAAAAGTGTCTTATTGAAAGTTCTGAAG